CCAACTTAATGATTTACAATCTAAGTTAGGTGAGATGGATAACATTATGAACAAACTTAACTCTCTTGAAAATAAAATAGAGAAGTATAGAGAAAAAACTCCACAAGAAAAGTTAGAGTTACGAACCTATGATTCATATCCATTTAGTCAAAAACTTTCACAATTTTTTGATGATAAGCAAGACGAAATGGAAAAGACAGGAAAAAATGATTATGTTTTAACCTCAGACGAAGTTACTGATATTAATGTAAATGACATTAAAAATTCCTTCCAACCTGGTGGAGGTTTAGACCAAGAAGTCTATAAAACATCGTTCAGGTAATATCGAACAAACTACATAAAAGGTACCTCATGGTACCTTTTTTTATTTGACATAGTCACAGTTTTACTTATATTTGTATAAACAATTTATTAATTTAATCTATAAAAAACTATGAGTTCATTAGACGCCGTATTGGCACAGTACGAAAAATCACAACAAGGGGGCGGGGCCCAATCAAAAATGTCGCAAGACGAAAGAATGAAAAAGTATTTCGCTTTAATCTTAGGAGACAAAGAGAAATCAGGACAGAGAAGAGTGAGAATTCTTCCAACTTCAGATGGTTCATCACCATTCAAAGAAGCATGGTACCACGAAATTCAAGTGGGTGGACAGTGGCAGAAATTCTACGATCCAGGAAAAAATGACAACGAACGTTCACCTTTGAATGAGGTTTACGAAGAATTGATGTCTACAGGTAAAGAGTCTGACAAATTATTGGCGGCTCAGTATCGTTCACGAAAATTCTATATCGTAAAAGTAATTGATAGAGACCACGAAGAAGATGGTGTAAAGTTTTGGAGATTTAAACACAACTTCAAGAATGATGGTATCCTCGACAAAATTATTCCTATTTGGAGAAACAAAGGAGACATTACTGATTCTGAAAAAGGACGTGATTTGATTATCGAACTATCCAAAGCAAAGACCCCTAAGGGTAAAGAATACACAACAGTTTCAACTATTATGTATGATGACCCAAATTCAGTACATGAAGACAAACAACAAGCGAAGGCTTGGATTGAAGATGAGTTGACATGGTTGGATGTTTATTCTAAGAAACCTGTTGATTACCTTGAGGCAATCGCAAGAGGTGAAACTCCAAAGTGGGATTCAGATAAAGGTGGATACGTTTACGGAGACAGTTCAGTTGAAACTGAATCATTCGGTGGAGGTTCCAAAAAATCTACATACGTAGACCCACAGTCTAACGACGAACCTGACGGAGACCTTCCGTTCTAATTAAATAAAATAACTCGGATACTATTTTAGTGTCCGAGTTTCATTTCCCTAACCTTATGGCAATTAAGAAAAACGATTTCGAAAGTCTGAAGAAAAAATTTTCTACTTCAGCAAAATATAAACCCCAAAGATTTTTTGATTTGGGTGAAGACTTCTTGGATGCCGTTGGACTTCCTGGTCCAGCCATTGGACATCTTAACATGTTCTTGGGTCACTCCGATACTGGTAAGACTACTGCTTTGGTAAAGGCTGCGGTTGATGCTCAGAAGAAAGGTATTCTTCCTGTGTTTATTATCACTGAACAAAAGTGGAGTTTTGAACATGCTAAATTGATGGGATTCCAATGTGAAGAAATTGTTGACGAAGAAACAGGAGAATTAGATTGGGATGGATTTTACATCTTCAATAATAACTTTAGTTACATTGAGCAAATTACTGACTACATCAATAGTTTATTGGATGCTCAAGAAAAAGGTGAGTTGGATTATAGTTTGTTGTTCCTATGGGATTCAGTTGGTTCAGTTCCTTGTAAGATGACTTATGAAGGAAAAGGTGGAAAGCAACACAATGCATCTACTTTGGCGGATAAAATTGGAATGGGTATTAACCAACGTATTTCAGGGTCTCGTAAATCTGACTCAAAATATGAAAACACTTTGGTTATTGTTAATCAACCTTGGGTTGAACTTCCAGATAATCCATTTGGTCAACCTAAAATTAAGGCTAAGGGTGGTGAGGCGATTTGGTTGAACTCATCTTTGGTATTTCTATTTGGAAACCAAAAGGGCGCGGGAACAACTAAGATTACCGCGACCAAAGACAAAAGAACAATTAAGTTTGCGTCAAGGACAAAAGTTTCTGTTATGAAAAACCACATTAACGGATTGGGTTATGATGACGGAAAAATTATTGTTACTCCACACGGATTCATTGGAGGTAAAGAGGCTGCTGAAGAGAAAGTCTCATTGGAGAAATACAAAAAAGAGTATGCTGACTATTGGAAAGATATTATCGGAACTGATGGTGATTTTACTCTGAAAGAAGAAAAAGAAGACTAGTTTATTATTTCACACTTAAATCACGAATTGTGATTAAAACGTTATTAGTGGACGGAGACAATCTGTTCAAGATAGGATTTCATGGAGTAAAGGAGTTGTATAATGGTGGAGACCACTTAGGTGGAATCTACCATTTTATAAACATCTTGAGAAAATTTTTAGAAGAACACAATCACGATAAGGTTGTGGTATTTTGGGATGGTGACTCTAACTCTTCCGTAAGGAAATCTATATATCCTCAATACAAAGCGAATCGTCGTCAAGATATGAATGAGTTTAAGTACGAATCATATCTTCAACAGAAGTCTCGGGTCAAACAATACCTCGAAGAAATATTTGTGCGTCAAGTTGAAATGATTAACAACGAAGCAGATGACCTTATTGCTTACTATACCAAATTGTCTGTCGATGAAGAAATCATAATTTTTTCTGCCGACAAAGACTTAACTCAACTTATATCAGAACGGGTAACCATCTATTCTCCGACCTCTAAACAATATTATAGGTATGGAGACATGATTACTATCAATAAGGTCAACATACCCCACCAAAACGTCTTATTAACTAAGATTCTAACGGGGGATAAGTCCGACAATATAGATGGTATAGAAATGTTGGGAGAAAAGACTTTGGTTAAATTGTTTCCCGAATTGTTGGAGAAGTCATGTACTATCGAAGAAATCTTGGATAAGGCACGAAACATCGAGCAAAAGAAAAAACCAAAGGCGTTAGAGAACATTTTGATTGGTAAAACTAAAAGCGGTACATTTGGTCAAGACTTCTTTGAAATAAACAAAAAAATTGTTGATTTACATAATCCTTTGATTACTGAAGAAGGAAAAGAATTAGTAGAACAAATTCATACAGACACAATAGACCCCACAGACCGTGGATACAAAAACTTGATGAGAATGATGATGGAGGACGGACTCTTCAAGTACCTACCCAAGAACGATGAGGCTTGGGTAAATTTCCTCAAACCATTTATGAAACTTACACGAAAAGAAAAAAGAAACACAAACAAAAATTAAAAACTTTATGAAAGAGCAAGACAGTACCAAAATGGAATTTCTTCTAACCCTTAACGACAATATTGTTGTTCAAAGGTATTTCAATGTTAGAGGTTATAATCCGACAGCAAAAAACTCAGTTGAATTCTACGACTTAATTAATAACATTAAAGAAGATCTACAATATCACTTGAAAATGAAAACTGTTATTTACATGACGGATAATAGTGAATCCATTATGCATGACCCTTCAGTTATGGATACCTCTTATACTGATGGACCAGAGATATTCAACATTCTTGTTAAGAATGGAGATACGACAATTTGTCATAGAATTTTTGATGGAAAATATTTTCCACCCAAAGTTCGTTATACCGTTGACGTACGACCATTTTTGAAAGATATTCTCAGAGAATTAACTGACATTTTTTCAGAACAAAGATTATCTTATCAATATTTGGATTTTGATTTAAGTAAGTGAGTATTTAATAATACACAGGGGAGCAATACAATATATGAACAAAAATTTCGATTACTTAGGGAACACTTTCCAGATTCAGTTATTGAATCAGATAGTGGTAGATAAAGATTTTTCATCATCTATTCTTGATGTCATCGAGTCAAATTACTTCGATAACAAGTATTTCAAAATCATATTACAGATGATTAAGGAATACTATGTGAAGTATGAATCAACTCCCAACTTCGAAACTCTCGAACAAATTATTAAGTCTGAAGTTTCTCAAGAATTGGTTGCTAAAATTGTTTTGGATACACTAAAACAAGTTAAGGAAGCACCATTCGAAGGAACACAGTTTGTCCAAGAAAAAGCATTGAAGTTCTGTAAACAACAAGAACTTCAGAAGGCGATGGACAAGGCTCAAAAAATCATTACACAAGGAGATTTTGAGTCTTATGATAAAGTGGAGGGGTTGGTTAGAGAGGCACTACAAGTCGGTGAAATTGAGAAAGGTCAAACGGATATTTTCTCAGGTTTGGAGACGGTGTTAGATGAGGACTACAGACATCCGATACCTATGGGTATACCAGGTATTGATAAACTACTTAAAGGTGGTTTAGCTAAAGGGGAGATAGGTGTAATCCTTGCACCAACTGGTGTTGGTAAAACTACTATCTTAACCAAGATTGCGAACACAGCGTTTAACTTGGGATACAATGTCCTTCAGGTATTCTTTGAAGACAATCCAAAGATTGTTCAGAGAAAACACTTCACGATTTGGACAGGTATTCCACCTGACGAGTTATCAAAACACAGAGAAGATGTAATTAGTAAGGTTACTGAGATACAAGAAACTATGAAGAACAAACTTGTATTGAAAAAATTGGCATCGGATAGTATGACGATGAATCAAATCAAAAACCAAGTCAGAAAAATTATCGCTGATGGAAATAAAATTGATATGATTCTGATGGATTATATCGATTGTGTGTTACCTGAGTCAACATCAAGAGATGAATGGAAAGCGGAAGGTTCGGTAATGAGAGGGTTTGAGGCGATGTGTCACGAACTTGATTTGGTTGGTTGGACGGCAACACAAGGTAATAGAAGTTCTATTTCGGCTGAGGTTGTAACAACAGACCAAATGGGTGGGTCAATTAAGAAAGCTCAAGTTGGACACGTAATCATTACGGTGGCAAAAACTCTTCAACAAAAAGAATTACATTTGGCTACGATAGCGATAACAAAATCTCGTTTAGGTAAAGACGGAGTTGTGTTTGAGAATTGTAAATTCAACAACGAACTATTGGAAATCGATACGGAAAGTTCGGTTACATTCTTAGGTTTCGAAGAACAACAAGAAGAGAAGAAACGAGACAGAGTTAAGGAGTTGATGGAGAAGAGAAAACAAAAAGATGAACAACAAAGACAAACAATATAAAAAAACAAATAATTAATTATGGAAAAAATTTTAGTAGAGAATCCCGACCGATTTGTTATTTTTCCAATTCAACATGATGACATTTGGGAATTCTATAAATCTCATCAAGCAGCATTTTGGACCGCGGAAGAAGTTGATTTAACAAATGACATTAGAGATTGGAATAACCTTACCGAAAATGAACAATATTTTATAAAGAATATTTTATCATTCTTCGCATCCTCGGATGGTATTGTGAATGAAAACCTTGCAGAAAATTTCTTGAAGGAAGTACAATATCCTGAAGCAAAGTTTTTCTACGGGTTTCAACTAATGATGGAGAATATTCACAGTTTGATGTATTCACTATTGATTGATACCTACATTTCAAACGAAGAGGAAAAACAATTGTGTTTTACAGCACTAGATAATTTACCTGCAGTACAGAAGAAAGCGAAATGGGCCCTCGATTGGATTGAGAATTCAACTTTTGCTGAGAGACTTATTGCGTTTGCTGCGGTTGAAGGTATCTTTTTCTCAGGGTCATTCTGTTCAATTTTTTGGTTGAAGTCAAGAGGTATTATGCAAGGACTAAGTAATGCGAATAGTCTAATCTTCAAAGATGAAAACCTACACTGTGACTTTGCAATTCACTTGGTGAACAACCACTTGGAAAACAAACCAAGTGAAAAAAGAATTAAAGAAATTCTATTGTCAGCACTTGAAATAGAGAAAGAATTTATTACTGAATCTCTGCCAGTGTCACTAATTGGTATGAACTCTAACTTGATGAAACAATATCTTGAGTTCGTAACTGATGGTTTGTTGGTTAAGTTTGGATGTAAAAAAGAATTCAACGTAGAACAACCATTCAAGTTTATGGAACAAATTGCCGTTGAGACCAAAGGTAACTTTTTCGAGTCAAGAACAATGGAATACCAAAAAGCTAAATTGAATGAAACAATATCATTTGATTCTGACTTTTAATTTAATATCTTAATACTTATGATGTCATTAAAAATCAAAAAAAGAGGGGGGGAAGGAGAGTCTTTCAACCCTCAAAAAATTTATAATAGGATTAAACGTGCGGCAAAAGGGTTGAATGTTAACTCTGATGAAATTTTTATCAAAGTTATTACCTCAGTACCTACTGAAGGAAATATAACAACTAAGGAGTTAGATAAACTTGTTTACGAGATTGCTGCTGCTTATACAGGAAGTCACTACGATTATTCAAGACTAGCATCTTCCGTAGCAATTTCTTCATATCACAAAGAAACTGACCCGAGTTTTTCAAATACAATGCATACGTTACATGTTGACGGTGTTGTACATGATGACCTTATGTCTATTATTGAAAAATATGGACCAAGTAAAATTGATGAAGTAATCAATCACGAAAATGATTACAATTTCGATTACTTCGCTTGGAGGTCTTTACAGGAAATGTATTTGTTGAAAACACCTGAAGGTAAAGTAATTGAAAGACCTCAACACATGTATATGAGAGTTGCTCTATGGGTAACAAATACTTTTGAAGAGGCGATGGATTATTATGAATCTTTGTCAAGTCAACGTATTTCCAAGGCAACTCCAATCATGATTAACTCTGGTACTAAAGTTCCTCAGTTAGCGTCTTGTGTGTTACATTATAACAACTCAGACTCAAGAGATGGATTACTAAAATCATTGAATGATATTTCAACTTATTCTTCAGATGCTGCGGGTATTGGATTGTCTATGTCTAATATTAGAAGTAAAGAAAGTCGTATTAAATCTTCAGGAGGATTTGCTGGTGGTCTATTAAAGTACTTGAAGATTGTTAATGAATCACTAAGGTTCTTTAACCAACAGGGAAGACGGCCTGGTAGTGCTGCTATCTACTTAGAACCATGGCATAAAGATATTATGGACTTGTTGGAGATTAAGAAAAATACAGGAGCGGAAGAATTAAGAGCGAGAGACTTGTTCACTGCCTTGTGGATTCCTGATAACTTTATGAGAGCGGTTAAGAATAACGAAGAATGGTATTTGTTCTGTCCTAATGATATTCTTAAAGCGGGTATTAAACCGTTACAAGAGTGTTATGGTGAGGAGTATGAGAAAAATTATCAACTTGCAATTGACGCTGGTATTGGTAAAAAGGTTAAGGCTCAGGAGATTTGGAGTAAGGTAATTGAATCCCAAGTTGAAACAGGTGTTCCATACTTATGTGCTAAGGATAGTGCAAACAGAAAAACAAACCATCAAAATATTGGTGTCATTAAACAGTCCAATCTATGTAATGAAATCTATCAATTTACTGATGAGGAGACAACTGCTATTTGTACACTATCTTCTATTGTGTTGAAGAACTTTATTGTTGAAGGTAAATTTGATTATACATTACTAATTCATGAAGTAAGAAAGGCTGTTAGAGCGTTGAACAATGTTATCGACAAAAATAGATATTCAACTGAAAAAGGATTAAAAGGTGGACTTGAACAAAGAGCAATTGCTATTGGAGTTCAAGGACTTGCAGATGTTTTTTGTTTAATGGACTATTCGTTCACTTCGGATGAGGCTAAGGACTTGAACAAAAAAATATTTGAAGCGATTTATTTTGCGTCAATTACTGAAAGTAATGATTTGTGTAAGAAAGGAATTAGACACCCTTACGAATTCTTCAAAGGTTCTCCGATGTCAAAAGGAATTTTCCAATTCGATATGTGGGGAGTTGAGTCTTCTGATTTGAGTTTGGATTGGGATACATTGAAAAAAGATGTACAAGAATTTGGAGTTTGTAATTCATTGTTTACCGCTCAGATGCCAGTTGCGTCATCTGCCAAGATTACAGGGTCGTTCGAAATGACTGAACCTGCTCACTCAGCACTCTTCAACCGAAGAGTTGTTGGTGGGGAAATTATGATTGTGAACAAGTACTTAATCAATGACTTTGAAAAAATTGGTATTTGGTCTGAAGATTTGAAGAATGAAATTATTGTGAATGAAGGTTCAATACAAAATATTAACTTCAATCAATACCTCGATACTGAAGACAAAAACTATAACAAAAAAGTTAAAAGGATTGAACATCTAATTCCAAAATACAAAACAATTTGGGAAATATCACAGAGAGAGTTAATTGATATGGCTGCGGATAGAGCTCCATTTATTGACCAATCTCAGTCAATGAACATCTATATGTCAAACCCTACATTGTCAAAAATCACATCCTCACACTTCCACTCGTGGGAAAAAGGGTTGAAAACATTATGTTACTATGTAAGAACTAAAGCTATTTCAACTGGAGCGAAACACTTAGCGTTGGACTTATCAAAGGTTAAGACACCAAAACCAAATGTGGAAGTTCCTAAAATAGATTACAGTAGTATGAATTTACCACCAAAACCTGAAGGAATTGAAATTGATTGTTTTGGTTGTTCTTC